TGTCACCTAGGCGTTCTATAATACCATGCCCGGCGGCAATACGATCTACTAAAACCAAGGTGTTGCCTGTTAAGTTAACTTGTTTAATCAATTCAGCCATGGTATCTAATCGACCAGACTCTTCTAACAGATATTTTAATTCACTCTGATAGTCTTTGTATTCTACATGATCAACTAACTGTACAATATTCACATGGCATTGTGCCAGTACACCACGATCTTGCAGTTCACTAGCACTAAGTTGACTAATGACTGGGCCAATACTGCATAATAGGGCCTTGTATTCATACTGTTCTTTAGGAATAGTTCCTGTTAACCCCCAACGAATTGGCACCCTTGACATTACTCCAGTCAACAAACTTTTTAATGCATCTGCCTTGGCCATGTGTACTTCGTCAACAATAACACAGACAACACCTTCAATAAAATCTCCAATGGTACAGTCAGCTTCGCCACTCTTGGTGTTTTTTAACAAGACATTCAAGCTCTGCCAAGTACAAATAGTATGTGTCTTGCCCCACTCCTTGCGATCTCCAAAGAACACACCTACATCAAGGCCCATGTTAATGTAATCTCGTTCTGTTTGTGTAACCAAACTTTTGTTAGGAACAATAACAATCGATCTACCATAGGGCTCAACACTATGACTTAATGCCGCAGTCATAATAGTTTTACCTGCGCCTGTGGCTACTTCCTGTAAACATTGCGGGTTAGATAAAAACTCATTGATAATTTTAACCTGATAATCGCGCAACATGATAGGCTGTCCCTCAAGTGGATGCGCTTTGGGCCAAACCTTGTCAGCAAATGTATCTTCTGTTACTGTAGTAAAATCAAATGTAGTACTATAGTCGCGTTGATCGTCTAATTCAATATTGTAATTATAGCTTTCGAGTATAGGGATAATCTCTGGTAACAGGTTAGTATAGGTACTACCACCTAGTTGAAAGTAGGCTACTTTGCCGTCCCATCGACCAAGTCTAACACTAGGCTGATATCTAGCACCAGGTATTTCATATTTAAATGTATTGACCAGTTTGCGTCTAGCATCTAACTCAAGACCTTCTATCTTGATGTTTACTTCGTCTTTGATTATAATTGTTGCTGTGCTCATATGTATTCGGCTAGTTCTGGAAATGTTTTACGGAAGTCAAGATTTCTATATTGATCATGTTCATGTAGTCGTTGCTTAAATGTTTCAAATTGATCTGTGTCATCGGTGTTAATAATTAATCCTGCCCAACGCCTTACTGCCAGATATTCGCTAGATTCGAGCTGTCGAATTATCTTTGCTCTAGCTGGACCTGCCCAAACACTTGGTCTCATATGTTGTGGTCTATGCACACGACCCAACCATGGGGCTGGTAATCCTACAGTATAACACCAGTTGACAAATTCGTCAAGATAAAAAACACTATATGCACTAACCGTATGACTAACACTTAATCTGAAATTGGTTAAGGCAGTTTGATTAACATAACGATCGACATTAGCGGTCAAATCTGCCCAGACGCCAGGGTATCTAATGTATTCGTAACGATCACCTACTCCATCAATACTTAACTGTAGGTCAATTTCTTTAAAGTGACTCCATAGTTCCCACCATGATTCATCTGGAAATATGGTTCCGTTGGTAGTGTAATGTAAGGTGATTTCTTTGGCACGACCTTGATCAATATAATACTGTAGCAATGACTTCTGCTCATCAACGCCACTAAGGAAAGGTTCTCCTCCGGGTATGTCAATGTGTATTAGATCAGGTGCCGCTCCGGTAAAATCTTCTAGGAAATTTTGTTTATAGAATCTAAAATGCTTGATATCAACATGGTAGATGTCTTTGTATTCTTGTTGCCAACGACTGGATGAATAAGAACTACAGGTAATACATTTTAAGTTGCAGGTATTACCAAAGGCAATGCTGGCAGTCAATAATCCATCACCAAAATTCCATTGATCGTACTGGTCGCTCCATCGTTGTCTGTCTAGCAATCGTTTGCTGTCTATTTTGTTTTCTTCTTCTATGCGACAGCGTTCACATCCAACAGGCCATAGACCTTTTTTAAAATCATCCTTAACCTCAGCTAGGAACTTACTACCGAGATAGTCAGAAATAGAGTGCTGTTGTAGTGTAAACTGTTGGTCATACAATCCAGACTGAAACTTGCAACATGGGGTCATTTTCCCAGTTGGATCTATGTCAATATTGGTCCAGGGTGCGTAGCAGAAGGGCATGATAATATTATACTTAGTCTAGCCCGGGAAGTCAAAAAAACAGGTATCGTTTTACGGATACCTGCCAAAATGAGCTGTTAAAGAACAGCCCAGGAGCTACCAAAATACTTATTGTGGAAATACTCCGGCAAATAATTTCTTGTTGTTAGTTATATTGCTAGGCATATCGTCAATCCACACATCAATTAAAATTCCTTGATCAAACATAAACTTAGATTTGGCCTGTTGACTAGTAAAGTAACAGTTATCTTTACCAATTAGTCGACCAATACTATCGTAGACTTCATCTTTGTTTAGCTTGTTTGGTTCTCTAGCTGTAACACAATAAACTGTGTGTCCGCGACTTTGAGCCAACTCTATAAACTGATCCCAAAGTATCGGATCACGAGTGTAAGTATCGTCAAAGTCTACGGACAAGTTCATATTAGCTATTCTTCATGCAAGTACTACGAGCAAGAGCTTTCCAATTCATACCAGATACCTTAGTCAAGTCTGCTAGTTTCAATGCCATACGCAGGGACATTTCACGCAAGCGATCTTTGTTCTCGTCCATAAAGGCCAAGATCTCATCACCTTGTTCTGGTGTAAAGTCGTAGTCGTTAAACAGTTGACCCTGACCAAAGATCTGTTTGATACGCAAGAACTTGTCACGCATTGTATTTAATGTCAAGTCCAGGAAGTGACAGCGTGACTGCAATGCTTCTAAGTGATCTTTCATCTTCTTACTCTGAATGTTCTCAAACTTCAAGTTGGTAATAAAGATACAACCACCTTTGAATTCAAACACATCAGGTACACCTTCACGGCGTAACATAGCACTATCTGAATTCCAGTGAATTTTACGCTTCTTACCAGAGTCCAATGCGGCCTTGAGAATGTTAAGTGCCAATTCATCTTGGAACACAGAGTCACAGTCGTCAAATACCAGGACATTGTTGGCATCCGAATGCTGATATAGTGTAGTGTACAAACCAACCGGAGTCATTGCACCTTTGACTACTTCATACTTGATCTTTTTACCTGAGATCTTGTCAAACAAGCCAGACTTCTCAAGCTCAAATTCTACACCATACGACTTACCTACACCAGGAGGGCCAACTACAATCATAGCACGGACATCGCCTGCGATAACTGCACGAGTCATTTGATGCAGAATTTCGAAACGCTCACCAATTCGTTCCATGACCATTTCGTCAGTTTCTACCATTGGACCTGTTGCTTTTTCTGTAAAGTCTGCAGGTACTGTGGCATCACGATTGATTGGATCAACAGTTAATGCATTTTCTGTAACGAACTCAATATCTTCGATACCGTTGACATTGACACGAACTACTTCGGGCAAGTCTGGGCCAAAATAGCCATCTGATTTTACTGTCACATAGCCTCCTTTAGCGCCAGTTTGAAAACCCTTGACAAGAGTGAATGCAACATTTTGTACTGCTTGATTGCGGTACACTCCATTTTTAATAAGAATTGTAGACATGGTTTAGCTCCCATATTATGTTAATTAAAATACTATTATAGCTTAATTGTTATTTCTGGTCAACCGCTTATTTTTTAGCGATTTCTTCTAGTTTTTCTTTGTATTTGAGTTGGCTTACCCGGATGTCGTATAATACGCTACCGATAAAATAGATTGCACCCACTAGCAAACAAAAAATACCACCATTCATAACTGCTTTGGTGCCATACACCGTTTCGAGGTAATCTAAACCTATTCTTGTAAGAATTGCTACAGTGATTACGCCTGCAATAACGCCCACTACTTCTAATCCTGCTTTTACTTTAATATTCATATATTTCCTTTTCCGAAGTTATCATTAATTTACTACTACAACTACATTATATAGGAAAAGGATTTAGTGGTCAACCATAAAAAAAGCCCTGTAAAAACAAGGCTTTAGTTTGGTAAGTGTGTACTAACTTAGCGGCCTGCTGTTGGAATATCCACATTGAATGCTATTGTACTACCAGTTAATACTGTATAAGCCCAAATACCGTTATCTTGTGGGAAACGATCCACTGTTGGTGCATTGCCATCAATAGTAACTGAATTGCGTGGATCAAAATTACCAATCGACAATGGAATAAAAGTACTGCCACTGCTGATCCATGGACTAGCATTAGCGCCAGCTAAAATAGCTTTGATTGCGGCTGTATCTGTACCAGCAGTAATTGTAGCAATTTGATCTGAAGTTAAAGGAGGATTAGCTACGGCCTCAAATGTTGACAAGCAATTAGCAAAAGTATTATCTGGGTTAGCCAATACATTTGCTTGATCTGTGTTGTAAACTGGATTTAAAATAGCAGTGTGATTTATTTTAATATCACCAAAAACTACTTGACCGTTAACACCAGTAACTTGAATACTTACAGGAACATTACCTGTAAATCCTAAATCGATATCAGCAGTAAACAATGCTGTGTGAGCCGCTAAACCTGCGGCGTTGTTGCCACGAACTAACGGTGTGTCTAATGTGGTAATTGGTCCAGAAAAAACAGAAGTGCCGTTAACTGTAGCATTAATGCTAATAGGTGTGGCACTGTAGCCAACTCCGTAAAATTGTAAAGTTCTTGTAGCCATGTATATAATCTCCTACTGTTATTTAGTATTTATTGCAAATGAAACGACATTATGCTACGATCTAACCAGGGTAATATTAAATCTTCCTGTCGTAAGTAGCCGTGTGCATTTATGCCATTAACTGCTGATTCTGGCAAAAGGTTTGTTTCTGCTAAATCGTACCAGGTAGTAGTCTTTGGATCCATTGGCTTGATATCACTTTTGTACACTATTGCATAAATCCAAGGTTCCAAAGGGTTTTTTAAAAAATAGCCGTTTTTACAGTCCCATCCGTTTAATGCTAGTAGTTGCATCAAACTGGGTAATGTAGGATTGTAATAACTTTGATTGTACTGATGGAATGCCAGTTGGTTGCGATATATGCTGGTATTTTGCTTAACAATCAAAATCAACATACCACCGTCACTGGCTATGTTATACCAATTGGCCAATGTAGCAGATGGATTTAAACAGTGCTGAAAGGCATCGTTACACCACAAAACATCAAATTTTTTATCTGCTTTAATTGTGCCTTCAAAATCTGTGCGTTGATATGTTATATTTTTGTGTTGTTTTTCTACTGTCAATTCTTCTAACAAATCTACACCAGTACACTCAATGTTAAGCGGTTTAGGTACTGGATCTCTGGTGGTTCTTGTTGCCCACCAGACTAGGTCAGCACCATCGCCACACCCAAGGTCAGCTAGTGTAGCAATACTGGCCATAAAATCATCGTACTCATACAATCTATCAAGTACAAACATGCTGTGTTTAACCTTGCTCATACTGTTATATCTTCCATTCCGGCTGTGCGTAGTCTAACAATGTGACCCATTTGCCATTGCTTACTGTCCAGACCTTTTAAGATTCCTAGCCATTTGTTACGCAAGAGTGCTACTTCGTTGATAATAGTTTCGAAGTCGATAACCTCATCTTCACCATCCACATACTTTTCAGCATCTCTGCTGGTAAGAGAACGAGCATATCCTTCAAGATATTTTTGAAAATGCTTGCGACGAATCTTACGCAGTTGTATGTTAAGATGATTCAAAATAGCTTCAATCTCTTGTAGCTGGTTAAATCTATGTTCTGTAATACCAGGTAGCTGTGTAATGTTTTTTTCTACCAGTCCGCCAATACGACAGTCCTTCTTTGCGTTCTCTAATTCGTTTTCATAGAAAGCAATGAAATCTGGTATCACTCCTAAGTTTGCTACAACTTTACTGTACCACATATTCTCTATACCGTTCTAGCCAAGGAAATAATTTTGTCCAATTGGTTCCACGCCTACGATCTTTTTCATCAAGATATACAATGAGCTTGGCTATCTCATTGTAATCAGGCTTTGACGCCAATATTTGATTAAAGATTCCCTTCATATAACCATAGGCAACTTGATCTTCATCAGTCACCTGCGGCATTAATTGTAACACTTTTTCCATGTCATCTGCAAACTCTAAGTCACCAAATATCTCAGCTTTCATGTAGCTAGGATCTGGGTACACTCCAGAAAACCAATGTCCAATTTTTCTGTTGGTACGCCATTGGTTAAATTTAGTTAAAAATTCTGGCATAGTTTTAATAGTTAACGGACTAATGGTTTGATTAATGTTTAGATATATCCAGCGTGTGTTCACTAGCAGTTCAAAGTTTTGAGTCCATTGTTCTAGATCTAATCCTGATCTAACATACTCTTGTTCTGGTCCCCAACAGTCAATGCTACAGGTAATATCTACTCGACGCAGTTTGCGAGCAACTAACAGGTTTTTAAAACGATCTATATAAGACTGTAAGCGTTCTGTTGTGACCATAAGATTAGTTACAATGTTCAACTCGCAGTCGGGATTAGGATATTGCTCAATCATGTCTAAGAGTCGATCAAACTCTTTTTGATATAATGGCTCACCGCCCAAGATATGCAGTCGTTTTAATGAACCAAACCCTGTAGCAAACCAAGACCAAAAATGTGGAACTAGATCTCGAAAGTGATTTTCTGTAGGTAGTATTTCTACACCGTGACTGCTGAATGTGCCAAACTTACGATCTTCTGCTTCTATGGTTG